TTTTCTTGATTAAATCGAGTTCTATGCGAATGTCAGTAACTTGAGAATCTAATGATCTGATCGTGGTATTCTCAAAGCCGAAGAGTCTATCTTCTAGTGATTTTATTTCTTTTTTTATGGACAACAACTTAACAAATTCTTCTTCAAGACTTGCCAGTGCCTTTTTGGATTGATATAGTTCTTTTAACGACAAAATACCTAATAAAACCATAAAACATAAGGAAGCAACATGAAAAATCAACATAAATACCTCAAATATAGTAGCGGGTTCTTAACTAACAACTTAATATAACCATCGAAACCAACCGAAAGGAATATCAAATTATGAATAATAGAATAACAAACAAAAAAAATAAAGTCAAGAAAAATCGAAGAAAAATAAAATATCTTTTCAAGGTGTGTTCGCCTGTGGAAAGATATGAGAAGTTATGTTATTGGCGTGATCATGGCAAAGGTAAGCAAGAAGGTCTTCGGTTCCGTCTTATTCAAATGTTTGTTTCTTTAACTTCTCGTGGCATGTCTATTCGTATGAGCCTTCGTTATATGTCTGATTATCTAAAAGCATCTGATACTTATATCTCTTTTCTTTTATCTGATCTTGAGAACCAAGGTTATATAGTTAAAACGTATCCTGGTTGGAAGAAAGCGGTTCACTATAAGTTGACTGGAGTTTTAAGAAGTCCAGAGATGCAATTTTATATGTGTTCTTTGTTTTCTTGGCTAAAAGCAGTAACGTTTTCTTTCTTCTGTTTAATTGATCTGCAGACTGATCGTAACCATAGATTCTTTAATGAATTAAATTATAAAGATCTTAAGAAAGAAGAGATAAAAACTATTCAAAAAATGGATGAATCTATATCTTCTTTCACTAATACAAGTCCTCCGTCTGAAAAAAATCTCTTAAAACCTGAAAATGTGGCGCGAAGTTTTGTTCATGCCACAGGACCTTTCGCGTCCAAATACCAAAGGGACAGATCTGGAACCTATTATCAGAAAAATGGCGTGCCAAATCCTTATGCAGGACATGAACCTATTGCAATAAAAGACTTTTTGAGTACATTTAATCAAGCTAATCAACAAGAATTAGCACAAGTATTACGTACAACTGAGAAAGAAAGACCTGAAGGATATGAACAATACTGAAAATATTAGCTTCTCTCGCTCGGCTAATAGGACAAGATATTTCCTGAAGATTCGGATTAATATTCCGTATTTATCTGGCAAATAATCTTTCCAACTCCTATTCATAATGCTATATTGTCGCCAGTTGAAGACAATTTTAAAGATAGGAATAGTTATGAGTGAAGGCAAGCATTATTACCCTAGTCTTGATGAATTCACCGAACTCAATATGACCACTTTTGGGAAGATGAAACTTTCAGTTATTCCTGAAGGTGTTTCAATGGCAGTATACAATTACTTTAAGGCATGCTCAGAATTTCCCGATTACGATAAGTTTTTTGAATACTGTATACAACAGTGCCAGACAATAAAACATGATTTAAAACCGAGATACGACGCTTTTTTCAAAGCTTGCGAAAAGTATTCTCTCGATCCAAATTCTACCACTCATTTCCCTAAACAACCTCACAAAGAAGATATAGAAACAGAATTCTGGAAGATAGAAAAGACTAAACTAACCCCTGATGGAATAGCTGCTATGTATGCCAATGGAGAGATCATGAATCCTTTCAGAAAGACTATGCTTAATCTCGGATGCTATAAAAATGAAAAGCTATTCACCCTCTACATCCAGGCTTATCCCAAAGATCATAAAGTCAAAGATTATGAATCCCATAAATCTTATCTTAATGCCTTAAAGGAATATACATGATATACATTGTACCTGGTGATCCCATTCCCCTCATGAGACCTCGTATATCTTATCAAAGAAAGATGTATGATGCTCAACAATCAGCTAAACTCGTTTATGGTATTCATGTGCAAAATCAACATAATGAAAAACCTCTTCTTGATGGCCCTCTCCATCTTGATGTAACATTCTTCATGAATATGAATAATGTACCCAAAAAACTAAAACCTTTAAAAGAGAATACGCTGCACTATGGACGCCCAGATCTTGATAATCTTATCAAATTCGTTTGTGAAATCGGTACTTCCATAATCTATAAAGATGATGCTCAAGTTTCTTCAATTTCCGCACGCAAGATCTATGCCTATGAGCCACGTACAGAATTCTCAATAACTCCTATCAATCGGGATAAAAAGCATGAAAACTATAAAACATAGCATAAGGCCGAAGAAAATATCAAAAGCATGTAAGCGTAAAGAGATGAATTCCGAACTGACTATTGCTAAAAAAGATACTTGGAAGATTCCTAAAGAATTGCTTATTAAATATGGCGAAGATTTGCTCTTAATGTTTGAAGAGTATGACAAGATGGTTACTATTTTAAAGTGGCTTAATAAGCACAAAATTACGTATCGAAAATTAAACCATTACTATAATCTATGCCCAGAGCTTAAAGAGATGGTTGAAGAGTTTAAATACTTAGCAGGCCATCGTATCTTTGAGAAAGCCTTATATCGTGAAGCTGATGGGAATATGGCTACAAGGGGAATGGCAATGTACAATAGAGATTATCGAAGATCAGAGAAGTGGCGTAACAATCTCAAAAAAGAACTAAATCCTACGCAAGATAAACAACCCATTAACGTATACCTTCAAGACTTTGGCTCTTCTGGTAAAGTTCCTGATAAGACAAGCCTTGATAAATCTACTATTGAAAAAAATAAGGATTAGTAGCACGATGAATGAAGTAGTTTTATCTTTTATGGTAAAGGAGATCGTTATGTTGTTGCAAGCAGCCTTAACAGCAATGCTTCTTAGCGCTGGAATCGTTATTATTGAACTACGTCGCATTGATGATAGATATAATGAAGATCAAGCCAAAATAAGCTATCGTCTTAATAATACTTCAGATAGACTCGACTATATCACGAGAGCCAATAGAGATTTACATGCTATAAATGAAATTTTATATGAAGATGTTAATAATTTAAATTCAACTATAGAGAACCATAATAAACAATTAGAATTCCATGATGGTGAAAAAGAGAAATAAATGAGTATACAGCTCCCACTTTCAGCAGTTTTTATCTTATTAATCATGCTAATAATAGGGTTATTATTATTAGGGTACCAACTTGATAATATGAATCAACGAATTAAAGAATTAGAGATGGATGAGCATAAAGCGTGTCATGTTGAAGCGCGAATGCAATCATGCTTCAACATGATACGAGATGAGATCCTCAATCTTAATGAATGCCAAGCTGTCTTATCTAAATCATTAATGAAGCTTAGAGAAAAGATAGAATCCAAATGTAAGCGTAGTCCTACTAAGCGTGGTAGGCCACGCAAGAAAGTAGTTGATGGACATAACTCTTGATGCATATCAACCTCGTGACTATCAGCTCCCTATTATAGAAGCGATAGAAAATAAAGGGTATCGACGCGTTCTTGCTATCATGCCTCGACGTGCTGGTAAAGATATCACCGCATTCAATATAGCTATACGATACATGCTCAGAAATGTCTGTGTTGTTTATTATATCTTTCCTACCTATGCTCAAGGTAAAAAGATTCTCTGGGACTCTCTGAACAACGATGGTATGAAGATCTTAGATTATATACCGTCGGAGTTAATCGAATCTAAAAATGGCCAGGAAATGAAGATAAAACTGGTCAATGGTTCACTCTTTCAGGTGGTAGGCAGCGACAACGTTGATAGTTTGGTAGGAACGAACCCTAAACTATGTATCTTTTCAGAATATGCTCTTCAAGATCCGCGCGCATTCCAATATATTCGTCCTATCTTGGCAGGAAACGAGGGCCTTGCCCTTTTTGTATCAACACCCCGTGGACATAATCATCTCTTTGATCTCTATAACATAGCGTCTAACTCACCCGATTGGTTTTGTTATAAGCTTACACTTGATGATACTAAACATATCCCACTTGAAGAAATACAAAGAGACAGAGATGAAGGATTAATGTCAGAGGACTTAATACAACAGGAATATTATTGCTCGTTCTCCCTTGGTGTGGAGGGGAGTTTCTATACTAAATACATCGATAAGATGCGTATATCTAATCAGATTGGGAATGTTCCATGGTTATCGAATGTATTGGTGAATACCGCATGGGATATAGGTGTTAGAGATAGCACCTGTATCATATTCTATCAAATACAAGGACAGTCTGTTCGTATAATAGACTGCTATGAGAACAATAAAGAAGGCCTAGAGCATTATAAAACTATCTTAGACTCTAAGCCTTACTCATATGGGAAACATTTCGCTCCGCACGATATTGCTGTTACTGAATGGGGAAGTGGACTATCACGCTTAGAGAAGGCACGACAACTTGGTATATCATTTGAGATGCGTAGAGATAAACAGGGACGCGCAATATCCGCGCTTCCTGATGTATCTATTATGGATGGTATCGAAGCAGTGCGATCTCTATTCTCCCGTTTATGGATAGATGAAGTTAAATGTTCAAAACTTATCAAAGCATTAGAGAACTATCGACAAGAATATGATGCGAAAAAGAAGATCTATGGCTCTGCGCCACTTCACAATTGGTCGAGCCACTACAGTGACGCAACCAGGTACCTAGCGTTATCATTACCAAAAACAAGAGATGGAATGAGTAAAGATGAATTAGATAGTATGTACTTGCGTGCGGTATATGGACAGCAATCAAACTTACCGCCAATCTTTAGAGATATTAGGTAACTTTTCTACCGGGTTTTAGATTTTTTTGAGGTCTTTTCTCGCACTTTTCCATACTATATATTGTTTCTCTAAGAGTTATTTCGATGAGATCATTTAAAGTCCATCCAGGATTCCAATAGACCATATCCTTCATTCTTTCAAGAAGTTCCTGATCTATTCTTATACTTATCTGTTTCTTTATACCGTTCTCCATCTACTATCTTCCGTTTCTTCTAATGAATTTTCTAGGTAAAGATCTAATACCTTAGTTTGTGCTTCAGTTATTTCAATAGCAAGATGTTCAGCGATCTCGTCAATACTTTTTGGTTGCATGCAATATTGTAATATCGGATCAGCAATAGCCTCTTTAACAGCATGCAATGCTTCAGGTGACTTTTGCAGTACAATCATATTTTTATTGTTAATATAATCGGCAATGTAAGCATGACTTGATGGACTAATATGAGTCTTAATCTTAACTTCTATCTTACCCTCAGAGTTAACAAAGCAAGATTCTATAAACATGTTAAAGCATAAGGTCATACGATGTGGATCTTCAAAGATATCTTCTTTTATGCCATACAATGTAAATAATGGCTTTAGAGCTGCAGTGATTACTTCCTCTTTTATTGCAGGATAGCCATGTTTTGTTGTGCAGCGATAGTAGGTATAGCGTCCTTTTTTTAGGTCACCTGAAAGAACTGCACCACATTGACCACATGTTATAAGTTTACGATATAAAAATGGCAATAAGAATCCTTTTTTTGCTCCCCTATTGCAAGATCTGCTACCTATTTTTTGTTGAACATCATTAAACAGTTCTTCAGATATAAGAGGTTCATAATTATGGTCATACAGCTGGCCTTTGTAAACCATTTTGCCGTAATAAAATGGATTCTTTAATGCTTTATGTAAAGTAGAACGTGCAAGAGGAAATCCGTATTTTTTTTCCATATCCATGCTTAAGGCATTAATGCTTATTTTTTCATATGCATAACGCTTAAAAGTCTCTTTGATCATAGGAGCACGAGCATCTGGAGCAATAAATGATTGACCATTAATAATAGTATGGTCATATCCGATAGGAGCATTGGTTACATGCTTGCCTTGTAGCACTTTATTTAATAATCCGATTTTTACATTTTCGCTCTTCATACAATATATGATAGCATTTATTGCAATAAATGCAATGCATGTTATGCTTGTATTCTATGAAGTATAAAAATTCTAATATTACCAAAGTTTTATCAGCTATTATTGTCGGTATAGAGACGCATCTTATTACTGTTGAGATATCTACAGATCAGTTTAATGGAAAAAGCTTTATATTTAATATAGTTGGTATGGTTGATCGTGCAGTCCAAGAAAGTAAAAAACGAATTACCGCAGTTTTGAGCGTTTTAGGTATTAACCTAAAGGGAATGAGAATAGTGGTAAATCTTGCGCCAGCCACGCTCAATAAGGTCGGTTCTCAGTTCGATTTACCAATTGCTACTGCTATCTTGGCACATTTCAGTATGATACGTCTTAACAGTACATTTACTAAAGAGACGGTTATCATGGGCGAGCTTTCATTTGATGGTACTATTAATCCTGTCACAGGCATTATGGGTGTAGCATTAGATGCTCACAAATTTGGTATCAAAAATATAGTTATTCCTGCTAAAAATTATGTTAATGCACTTACTAATATTCCAGATATTACCATAATTCCAGTCCACTCTATCCAGGACTTTATTCTATTTACACAGACTAAAAGAGTTACGCTATCTTCAATTGTAGCTCCTGAACAAAAAGATCCTGTACTTTTAGATTTTGCTAATATTTCTGGACAGAAAATGGCAAAGCGCATGCTTCAAATAGCTGCAGCTGGAAGCCATAACTGTATTTTAATGGGCCCTCCTGGGTCAGGTAAGACTATGCTTGCTAGTGCATTGCCAAGTATATTGCCTCCTATGTCAGCTAATGAGATTCTTGAAGTTAATCGTATACATTCAGCGATATCAACAGTCTCTCATTTTATAAAAGATAGGCCATTTAGAAACCCACATTATTCAACATCAGAGTCTGGTTTAGTTGGTGGTGGACATACTATGATACGACCTGGTGAAGCGTCATTAGCTCATAATGGAGTTCTGTTTCTTGATGAACTTGCTGAGTTTAGCAGAGGAGCTATTGAATCTTTAAGAAATCCTATTGAGCAAAGACAGATTACGATTGCTCGTTCTAAAGGATCAGTAACATTTCCTTGTTCATTTATGCTTATTTGTGCTTTAAACCCATGTCCTTGTGGTAATGTAGGCAATAATAAAAAGAAATGTGAATGCTTTCCGATTCATATTTATAACTATTTACGCAAAATATCGGGACCATTTTTAGATCGGATAGATCTCCAGATATTTGTTCAAAGTGTAGACATATCTGAATTGCATAATCCAGGAAGTGATTTAAGCTCTACTGTTTTAAAAGAAGGTGTCATAAAAGCACGTCAAAAACAACAGGAACGATATGGTTCGCAAGATAAAGTTAACGCTTATTTAACTCCATCTGAGCTTTCTACCTATTGTCCTTTAACTGATACAGCACGAACTCTATTAGATACATGCTTTGAAAAGTTTGATATGAGCATGCGTAGTTATCATAAAATAATTAAAGTTGCTCGTACTATTGCTGATATTGCAGGAGAAGATAATATCTTACCTGATCACATCAAAGAAGCTTTAATGTATCGAGGTATTGAACAAAAAATATCGATACTTAAAAAGAAGATATAATCATTGAACTATATTTGGAATCATGATATCACTTTATAGGAATTATCAATCTTTTATAAAAGGAAGAGCTATGTTTAAAATCTCTTTATTAGCCTTATTATTATTGGTTTTTAGTGTACACACTATGGATAATAATCTTATAGCTCAAGACACTATCAAACTTTATCATTTTATTACAAGAGACACTTCAGGAAGAGCTGCATTAGCATTCTACACAAGCAAAAACATATCTGTTGTTGAAAAACTTCCTGGATATATTAAAGATAGTAAAGTGATCAATAATAGTATTGTAAAAGCATCTGATGTTGATCGTGCTATTTATCATGGAGCCCATGATTTTCTTTTAAACAATGATATTAAAGAGGCCTCAACCAGTTCTGGTGTATCCTTAGCTTTATCAGCTTTATGGAATACTGCAGATCGTTTTGGATTATCAAAATATATTTATACTGACTCAGATATACTCAATGCATTAGTGTATGGATTTATTCATAGTACATGTCTATTTCTAACTCAAGAACAACTCAAAAAGATACTTTAAATATTAATAGGCCTGCTTGATTGCGGGCCTTTTTTTGGCGCCCTCTAAGGGAATCGAACCCGTTATTTTTGCCGTGAAAGGGCAGTGTCCTAACCGTTAGACGAAGAGGGCATTAAAAGTTCTAAAATCATCCGATAGGGATATCCTATTTCTATTTATAGAACTATCATACATCTTTATATAAAAAAGTTGATTTGCTTTGGGATACAATCTAGTATCCTCGTACAATCAATTTTTATCGTAAGGAGATATAATGCCAATTTTTCCAGTTCTTGGTCCGCAATATTATGATGAGAAAGATAGGCCTATATTATCCAAGATGGAAGCTTCATATTCACAAGCTATAAGTATACTACAAGCTTTTTGGGGTGAAGCAGATTTAGATTATCGTTATCTTGCTGGTGATCAAGCATTATGGCAAAATATTTATGGTAATGTGCCATTTAATGGTAAGAAACAGTTCTTTTTTAATAGAATTCTTCGTATAAAAAATATGATTGGTGGCCATCAACGACGTAATAGAAAATCTACTATCGTAGTTCCTATAGAGAACGGCGATGATGAGACAGCAGATCAATTCACCAAAGTCATGTCGTGGCTCAATAATACAGAGAACATCTATGATACAATATCGCAGTCCTTTGATGGTGCATTAATAACAGGAATGAATCTCTTACAGGTATGGGTAGATTATAGAAATGATCCTATATCTGGTGATATCAAAGTTGATAACTGTAACTATAATACATTCATCATAGATCCGTTCTTTAAGAAGCATGATCTATCCGATTGTAACTACATTTGGAAACGTAACTATTTAACCAAGCGTGATGTTATAGCTTTAATGCCAGATCATGAAGAAGAGATTATGTCTCTAACGCCTCTAAATCAAAGAGATGGCAAATTCCAATTCATTCCAGAACAATACAATTATAGCATCTCCAATCTTATGTCTTATGATGAATACTATTATAAAGATTATAGAGTGGCTCGCATGCTCATAGATACGCAAACGGGTGAATCAACAGAATGGAAATCTAATGATGAAGAGGGGCTACAAAGATTTCTTAAACAATATCCACAACTTACTATTATTAAACAGGATATTGCTACCGTTAAACTTGCTATCGTTGTACAGGGTAAGGTCATGTACGACGGACCGCAACCGGCGGGCATAGATTGTTACCCTTTTGTACCTACGCTCTGTTATTACTACCCAGATCTCCCTTATTTTCAGTATCGTTGCCAAGGAATTGTAAGAGCTTTGCGTGACAGTCAGTATTTATATAACCGTAGAAGGACGTTGGAATTAGACCTTTTGGAAAGTCAGGTCAATAGCGGAATCAAGATGAAAGAGAACGCATTGGTCAATCCAGAGCATGCCTTTATGGAAGGACAAGGAAGAGTTCTTGTGCTTAAAGAAGAAGCTTCTATGTCAGATGTTGAGAAGATACAACCAGCTCAAATACCACCGTCGATGATTCAGATTTCAGAACTTTTAGGAAAAGAGATATCTGAGATATCGGGAGTGAATGAGGAACTGCTCGGTAGTGCGAATGATGACAAAGCTGGTATACTTTCCATGCTTAGACAAGGCGCTGGACTTACAACCTTACAGATGTTATTCGATCAATTAGATTTTACACAAAAGACTTTAGGTAAGATCATATTGAAGATAGTACAGAATAATTTTGTTCCTGGCAAAATCAAAAGAATCATCGGTGAAGAGCCAACTGACCAGTTTTATAATAAGACATTTGGTCGTTATGATGCTGCTATTGAAGAGGGTATGAATACTACTACGCAGAAGCAGATGCAATTTGCTCAGCTTATGCATCTTAAAGAGATGGGCATTCCTATTCCTGATTCTGTTATTATTGAAGCAGCTACATTACAAGATAAGAAGAAACTTATTGAGGCTATTGAGCAACAGAATCAACAAGCTCAACAAGAACAACAAAGACAGCTTGAACTTGAGGCTGAAAATATGGCTGCTCAAGCTAAATTGGTCAATGCACAAGCTGCTGCTAATGAAGGGCTTGGACTTGAACGTCTATCTCGCATTGAAGAGAACCATGAGCTTGCTGTTGAACGTAAAGCTGAAGCTATTAAAGATAGAGAACTTGGGTTATTGCATCTTGTTCAGGCTATGAAAGAGATTGAATCAGTAGATTTAGAACAGTTAGAAAAGATTATTTCGCTTTCCCGTATGGTTAGACAAGAGGAGCAAGAATCGGCTAATGTACCAACCCCGCATCCCTCAGCAGTACAGAATCTTGTTTCAAGCGCTTTGAAACATCAAGCCGCTGCTGCTGGACAACCATTAAAAGGTTCAATGCCACAAACAGGAGAGCAGAATATAGAGCCGACGATGCAAGATAATCAATTATCAGCGCTTCAAGGTATATAGTTAGAGGATATTATAATAACCTGTCCAGCCGTAGCCATAAAGGCGAAGGAGGACTTTTCTAGTTAGGAGTCAGCAATGGCAAAAAGAGGCAAAGGAATGATTTCTGAAGACAGAAGTTCAATAGGAAATTTACCACAAAATGTGGTTATTAAACCATTTCCAAAAGCACCTTATGGTCTTAATTCTGATCTTGATGATACAATAAGTGGTATTGATAGTCAGATTGGTTCCGATGATAGCGCTGCAAGAAATCATAGGAGCAAGTCGAAGTATTAATTACTTCTATACTTCCATAATAAGCTCTCACACAGTCTCAAGGCATGGTCTCTTAATAACAAAGAGGCCATGTTTTATTTGATACATTTTATTGATGTGTTATAATATAAAAATATAAATCCACAAAAATTCAATTGGAGTAAGAATATGTAAAGTAACGCAGTGCAATTAAATGTTTAGGATCTTATAATTATATAATATGAAGGAATTGATTCATGAAAAGAATCATTATTATTTTACTCTCTCTCTGTTCAGCTATTAATGCTGGCCAATTAGCAATTCAAAAGTTCCCATCTCATTACAATATATCATCAAAAGAATTCAACGCCGATATACCAAACTATATGGTAAGCAAACAGTTACGATCAATGGATACGACTAAGCTTGCTGCCATACTTAATTCTGGTAATGCTTACTTAGATATCAAAGAATGTTCTGATGGATATTCTATGGATATCAAAGGAAGGGTTAATGGTGGTGGCTATTGGGGTGGCGTTATAGGATTCTGGGTTGGAAAAGGCGCAGTATATGCTGTTGGCTATGGCACTATTCATGTTGTATCATTGGCTACAGGCCCTCTTTATCCTGTTGTTAGCATGTCCTTGAGCGCTCAGTTTGCTGCACCAATTGAAGCGGCTTCAATGGTAGGAGCAGCTTGTGGTGGATTAGCCGGTGCAGTAGCAACAGGGCCGGTGTAATATGATAACGGGAGAATTCATTATACCATTCTGTATCTTTATTCTATATTTAACATTCGGTAAAACTTTAATCAAAGAGTGGATGAACAAAAGGAAAAAAAGATGAAATATATATTGTTAACATTATTATCTTTGAGCCCTTTAATGGCAAAAACATCAACAGAAAATGTTGAGATAATGGCTCAGCTTAATAGATTTGAAAAGATTGAATTATTAAGAGACGAGATCAATCGAAGAGAAAAGATTATCGATGAAATTAATGAAGAGGCATCAGAGCTGTTTAGTTGCTTGGGCTATGGCTATGATAATGAACAAAAGCACTTGATTTGGTTAGAAATTAATAGACTTGAACAGTATATTGCTCATGCTTTGGATACTAATACAGATATTGAAAAAGCAATAAATGAGCCTTTATGCCCAACTTTAACCGTTCATCGTAATGAATTAGATAGAATGCAGCATATTGCTGTTCGTGTATGCATGGAGTATTTTCTGCTGAAAAAGCTTTATAAACTATATAACAATATAGTTTCAGAAACAACTAAAATACAATAAGAAAACTAAAAATAATTTAAAAAGCATTAAGGAATTATATGAAAAAAATGATGATGATGATTACTATGACTATATCTTTTATGTCTTTGGCTTATCCTGATAAAAAACCTCAAAAAGATGGCTATTGTGCAGATGCTGGAAAGCATTTTGCAGAGCCTGCTTCTCAAAATATAGGAAATTCTATTGAGAAGACTAGTCAAAATATTAAGGAATCTTTAGATACTAATACACCTATTCTTTCCAATGGAATGCAAAATTTTGGATCACATGCGACTCAAGTGCTTATGCAAAATCTTCCTCAAAATTTAATATTGGCTGGAACTATTGCAGTAGCAGTTCCTGTTGCACTAAGGGCAACAGATGCAGTAATAGAACATGTTGAAAAGAAATATTCAGGAGAGGCGGAGTTTGAGCGTATTGAAAATAGAAGAAAGATATTAGAGTCTTATAAAAGTTACATTCATTCATTTTCTCACATTCAGAAAGAATATAAAGAAAATGCGATAGCTATGAAAGAATTTGAAATGATAGCTGAAGATTTTAAAGAATGTTATTCAAGAAATGGTAGTGGATGGTTTGTAAAGAAATTGGAATCTGATGCTTGTGGAAATCCTCTTCAATGTCAAAAAGAACTTTTTATGGTTTCTGGAATGAGCCTCGACCCAGAAAAGACAAGGAGTGATATGCTTAAAGTATTTTATGAACCAAAATAATGGTATGCTCTATTTGCTTGTGATAATACACAAGGTTGGTTTAAATATTCCCTCAAAGTGTAAAAACTTTGGGGGTTTTTTATTTCTTTTTTTTTGAGCGTAGTGTTATATCTTTATAAAATTAACTGAAAGGATTACTTATGCCCGCTATGCCAAAATGCAATAAGGTTGCTAATAAGATATCTTATACGATTTTAGGACCACCTGAGAATAGTATAGATATTGAATCACCAAAGCAGAAAAAGATTAAAAAAGAACTCTTAACAGAGGATGCACGATGGACAAAGTAAAAAGAAGAGCAATTAAAAAGATTAAGCGTGGCAAAAATATCCGTGTAAAGCCTATTGTTGAATCAAAATTAAAAAAGAAAGTTAAACGACCATGAAGAATAAGAGTTGCAAGAAAAAGGTAATCAAACACTTAAAAGGTGATATAAAAAATTTCAAAAAAGAGGCTTCTGAAGATAAAGAGCTTATAAAATCTATTAGCAAAGAACCTAAAAAAGAGAAGATCTCTGAAAACAAAGAACCTAAGAAAAAAGATGATAAAAAAAAGATAAAAGTTGTCATGCGTGAGTTTAAAGAGGGTGAATTACATAGTGGTTCAAAGAATGGTCCTATTGTTACTAATCCTAAACAGGCTCTAGCGATCAGTCTGAGTGAAGCAAAGCGTAAAAAACGTAAATAGATTATCAGGACTGTAATGAATGAAAAAGTAACAGCAGGGAAAATTGCTACTGACCTCATGCAAAAAGGTATGGAGCAGGTGAATCCTATTGAATATCAACGTGAAATACATAAACAGTATGAGAAAGAGATATATACATGCGTTGAAAATGGAATTAAAAAATATGATGGGGACTTCTTCATTGTTGTTCTTTATAAACGTGAACGCGCTCTATTGAACGTATATAGAGCTTATTACTTTCCTAGACAATCCTGTCCTACACCATCCTATGATCAAATTGTTTACAAATATCATAGAAAGGATAGGATAATTGAGCTTTTATGGGTAATGCCCGATATTGAAACAGCTACAGTATTTCAAAATCATGCATTAGAAATAGCCCCTGAAGAACAAGGGTTATTACATTTTGTTTTAGATTTTTATGATGGATCGCTAGATAAATTAGCTCAAAAATTAAACAATGAAGGAGTAATATGGACGAATTAAATAACGAATATGTAAATGAGGCTACTAGCACAGATGCCCTTTCTGCTCCAGAGCAATCTGTTGAAGAAGCGCCAGTAGAACAAATAGATCTTCAAAAGCCTAAAGAAGATAAGATTGCAGTGAGATATCTCAGAGAGCAGAAACAGAAATTAGAACGTGAAAATCTTGAACTTGCAAATAGGCTTAGACAGTTAGAAGAAGCAAAGAAGCCTTCTTATGACCCTGATGATCTTATGCAAAGAAAACATTTCGATGAAGAGCTTCAACAGATTAAGAAAGAGATAGCTAAATCAACTTCAGAATATAAACTAGCAATGAGATATCCTGATTTTGATAAAGTTGTTAATGATGACACAATTCAATTACTAAAAGAGAAATACCCTTCACTTGCCACTACTATAGGTGAAGCATATCATCGTGATCAATATAATGGTTCAGCAGCAGCATATGATGCTATAAAGAACTTAGGTCTATATAATGAAGATATATATGCCGCTGATAGAGATCGTGCTCAATCTAATGCAAGCAAGCCAAGATCAGTCCAATCAATTTCCCCTTCAAAATCTACAAATCCTATTGCTGAAGCAAATGCATTTAATGTAGATGATAAGAATTATATGGCTAATAAGTATAAAGAAATGATGTATTACGCTAAGAAAAAACAATAGAATTCTTCACTTTAATCCCTCTCTCTATCTTTTGATAGAAGAGGGTATTTTTTTACCCCCCTGGTTCCTTTATTTAAAAAGAAACCAGATGGGAAGGATCTTACATCTATAAAATGTAAGAATGAGTAATGAAGTCTTAAGATCATATAACTTATCATCCTTTTCTTCAATTTTATTTGATTTTTCTCTGGCAATGTATTTTATTATAGGTGGCCGTATAGAGAATTCGCCACTCTCATGAACCGTAGCTATCTTGAATAGCATAGAGAAGTCGTTCAGCTCGCGGACCGTATAAAGACTCGTCCACTTGAGTGTATAAAAACAATTATATATTTAAGAATCCATTGTGCATTCGTACAATGGAAAGGAAAAATAATGGCTATAACTACTACCAGCGTATTGTCGCCTGCTGTCCAACAGTCGTTTGCGCATAAACTGCTTTCGGTGCCAGTTCCTAATCTCATCCATAATTTGGCTGCAGATAGGAAAGTAATGCCACGGAACGGCGGTACAACCTTACGTATGAGAAGATATAATCCTCTTCCAACATCTCTAGTCCCACTGGGAAATTCCGGAATTACACCACCGGCAACAGTGGCAACGGCGATAGACATTGATGCAAAAATGTCCTATTACGGACAATATATTATTGTAAATGAGCAGGTAACATTAACTAACGAGGATCCCGTTCTTAATGAACTTACTCTTCGTCTTGGTGTTTCATTAAGACAATCAGAAGATGAGCTAACGAGGAATATGTTAGCAGCTACTGCAGGTTTTATAAATTGCACAGGTGGAACCAATGGAGACAGTCCAACAGAAATAACACGATCAGATGTTGATGATGTTATTACTTCATTGATGGATGCTAATGCATACACGATTATGAATATGATCGGTGGTGAAGATAAGTTTGGAACAGCTCCAACTCGTGATGCCTATTTTGCAATGTGTTCTACAAAGCTTATTAGGAATCTTGATAACGTTGTTGGATTCGTTCCAAAGGCACAATATCCTTCACAATCAGGAATATTACAAAGTGAATATGGAAGTGTTTCTAACTTAAGATTCTTAATATCTTCTATTGGATCAGTTACACCGAATGCATCGATGAATGGTGCTAATGTGTACAATATTTTCTGTATGGGATTAGAAGCCTATGCGATGGTTGAGCAAGATGGTTATAAAGATACCTTTGTGTATCTACCTCCACAGTTCTCGGGTCCATTGGCAATGAATTCGTCAGTCGGGTGGAAATCCGCTTTTTGTCCGAGAATCACAAATGATCAATGGATCGTTAATGCTCGATGCACTCTTGCTTAAAAGGATTTAATTATGGCAGAAACATTACAAGGTAGATTTACCTCTACCGGAGAAGCAGTCAATCTGAATTTACGTTCAGGATGGAATTGGATAAGAATAATAAACGAAACCAATTCATATGCTGCTGGCGCAGGAAAAGGCGCTGAATATTATTTCCAAAATGGTATGACTGATGGTCGTGGAGAAGTTCTTGTAAAAGAGGCTACTATTGGAGCTTTAGTTCCAACACAGATAGCTGCTAATGCTGGATTCTTTTACCTAGATACATCTTTAAGTCCTATTGGAAGAACTGCGGCATTAACAGCTATGACGGCTGCTAATCCGCCTGTTGTTACTTCTAATAGTCATGGTCTATCTGTTGGTAATATTGTAAGACTTTATGGTCTTAACAACCAGCCACAAGTTGGTGGAATGGAATTTTCTATTACTGCAGCTAATACTAATACTTTTACTTTGGGTAATATTAATCTTGCTAACTCTACAGCATCTACTGCTGGTAGTTGGAGATTGATTGCTCATGATTCAGTATGGTACCCTTCACGCCGATATATTACTTATGTATCGTCTGAAGTACAGGCTAAGATCTACCTTTCAGTAACACATGATTACCAAGTTGGACAACAGATCAGATTAGAATTCCCAAGCACTGGAGTAGGAACTTCAGTTTGGGAAAACTTTGCTGCTCTTGATCAACAACAAGTAACTATTGTTGCTGTGAATGTTGCTCGTGCTGGAAATGAGCCTAATAATGGTGGAACAGCTAATAACATTGTGGTTGATTTTGATACATCATCTTTTGGTGCATGGAATGTGTTTGGCTCTGGAAACAACCAAGCTTATCCAGCATCATCTGATGTACCATTTACACCTGCTCAAGTTGTACCTATAGGTATGAATACTCCAGAAGCATTACAAGAGAATGTTAACATCCTTTCAGATGCAACACTCAATACAGCAATGATTGGTGTGAATCTACAGGCAGGTTCATTGAGTCCTGCCGGAGAGAATGGCGATGTGATTTACTGGATTGCCGGTACTTCATTTAGCGATGATCTACTGTAAAGAGAATATTTAAATGGGGAGAGATTATCTCTCCCCTTACTATGAGGATTACATATGAAACAAACATCTATAGAATCAAAAGATATCAAAAAAATATCACCTATTGAGCTTGAAGAAAAAAAGAAATCTATGACGGTTGCTGAACGTGAATCGCGCAATGAAGAGAATAGAAAAAATCTCATGAGCATGTGTGAACGTGATAGAGAAAAAGTTAAGGGTATATTTAGATTTTATGAATGCCCAGGTGGTGAAATGAGTTTTCCATTTAAAGCATATAAATGGGATGATATTCAAAGTTATACATTAAGAGATGGTGAAGTTTACACTATACCACTAGGTGTAGCTAAGCATCTTAATAAGAATGGTTGGTATCCTGTTCATAAATTTGCTTTAAATGAAGCAGGAATTCCATTGTCATGCATTGGTGAAAAAAAGAGAAGATTTGGATTCCAAAGTTTAGAATTTATAGACCCAGCTGAAATCGGTGAATCTAAAGAGTCGGAAATTGTAACGGTGAGCTTCTAATTATGACAATCTCAGCATTACAATTTCCTACATATAAACCAGCAATGCGCATTATAACAAATATAACTAACTCTAATCCAGCTATTATAACAACGAGCTTTGATAATAGTTATATCACGGGAACGATAGTACGTATTACGGTTCCCTTTGTTGATGGGTATTATCCGTGGGGAATGCAAGAGATTAATAATCAGATTGGCACTATTACCGTTATAAATCCTACACAGTTTAGTATCTCTTTAGATTCAACGAATTATCAACCATTTGTTACACCGGTAGTCCCACTAGATGGGTCAACACGATTTACTACTCAGTTACCACAAGTTATCCCAGTTGGTGAAGAAAATGATATTTTAACAGCTGCTGTAGTAAATGTTTTATAAAGATTAGGAAGAGTGGTAGTATCACTCGGTAATATTATGAAAAGGATTGTAATCCGAAGGATAAATTATGGTAGTTCCGGCAAATTCAACATTACAGGCAATATATACTAAGATAAGGCAGCTTACGCGAAGTCCTAGTGAAGCACAGCTTTCTACTGCTGATATGGATCAACAGATTAATACCTTTGTACTTTATGACTTTCCTGAGAATCTTAGATTGTTTGCTTTAAAGACAACATTCTCTTTCTTTACACAACCTAATGTTGATTCGTATGGAGCATCTACAGACCCTGCTAATCCTCTTTATGAATTCTATCAAAATTATATATCTGTCGAACCTCCTGTCTATATAGCAGGTTATGAAGCTTCGTATACACAGAGCAGAACAGAGTTTTATCGTGCATTCCCTTATGTGAATAGCATTGCCAGTACTGGATTATCTGGCGATGGAATTTTAACGATATTTAATGGTAAACTATCACAAATTCCAGTTCTTCCTGGTCAAGTTACATTTACTGCTAAAGATGCAAATAATAATGGTTTAGTCTTATACGATGACGGTACGGGTATTTTAAGAAATCCTAATGGTATAGTAGGTGGAAATTATGGAACTATAAATTATCTTACTGGTGATTTTATTCTTATATTTTTAACACCGCCAGCAGATGGTGCAGTAATTTATTCAGAAACGTATCCCTATGCCGCAGGCAGGCCTACAATGATGCTCTTTTATGATAATGTTTTTACATTGAGGCCTGTTCCTGATTTAGCATATAAAGTTACTCTTAATGCATATGTTAGACCTACACAGTTTATCTCAACGAACCAGTCTCCTTATTTACAACAATGGTGGCAATATATCGCTTATGGAGCTGCTAAAAAGATATTTGAGAATCGTATGGATCTTGAATCGGTTAATGCAATTATGCCTGAGTTCAATAAACAAGAAAGATTAGTACTTAGAACTACATTAGTTCAACAGGCTAATCAAAGAGTAGCAACTATATATACATTAAATAATCAATCGTATGGATATAATCCATATGGAAATAACTGGTAGGGGAGAGATCGTGTCATATAATCCTAACATTCCGGCTCCAACTGATATTCCGGCAAATTCACAGCCTCAATTACTGGCTAACTTTCAGGGAATTAATACCTTAGTTAATGTTAATCACGTCGGCTTTGATCTTGCTGATCAAGGTAAACATAAATGGGTGACCATGCCTGATCAAGGTGTAACTAATCCATCAACATTAGCTACAGAAGTTGCTACTTATTGTATAACGAGCGCTGATTCAGGTAATTTAGAACTTACCTTTAGACGACCTTCTAATGGTGACATTATTGCTATGACAGCAAAAAGTGGCACTCCTAATGGTTGGACCATGCTGCCTTCTGGTCTGCTTATGAAATGGGCAACAGTTTCTAAAACAGGTGGTGTTACTTCTACTGATGCAAATGCTATTGGTTTAGGAAAACCATTCACACAACTTTATTTTGTTATGGTATCTAATGGTGCTCAGTTAATGGATGATACCTATGTATCAGGTGGAAGAATATTAACTGCTACAACCTTTGAAACTATATGTCAGCAAAGAAGTACATCGGGAGTACCATTAGCCGCTAGAGTTAAATGGATTGCAATAGGAGTATAACCATGGCACAAACACAAAGATTCCTTATTGCTAATTATGAGACCGGTTTAGAGACAGATATTAAACCATTTCTTCTTCCTGAAGAGGCATTCTCTGATATACAGAATCTTTATGTTTGGCGTAGTAGAGTCGTTAAACGATTAGGATCGGCTCTTCTTTTTGGTAATAATCCGTCAACTACCAATCCACAACTTATATCCCGTTTAAGAGTTGATTTAGGGCCTACTGATGGACTTGGAAATCTTGCGGGTAATGTTCCTGGTGAACAGTTTAATCAAGGACAGATGTTCTCTATAGGGGACCAGATTTTTACTGTTCCTACCACCGGAGCTCCTGTTACTATGCTCAATACGGGAACAGGAACAGGAACATTTGATACGACACCAGTAGGAATGGGTGGAGTAGGAAACTATGTCTTTACTGGAGCGACAGCTAATACTGATGTTTACTTTTATCCTGCACAACCTGTTATGGGGTTTGCAATATTACAGAGCAATTCTGCAGTAAATATTGAACGGTATATAGCATTTGATACTCAATTTGCTTATGAGTTTATATCCTCTGTTGGTTGGAGACAGTTTATTGTTGGTCCAGCTATATGGACCGGATCAGATAGTGACTTTTTTTATTCATCTATGTTTCGTTCAGTGACATCCAGTGATCTTGCTCTTTTCACCACAAACTTTGTTCAAGCTGATGGTATTAGATACCTTACAGAATCTGATGATGTATGGCACCAATTGAGTGTATCTTATAGTGCTGCTGCTAATACAGAGATTATAACAGCACGCATAGTTATTCAGTTTAAAGGAAGATTACTTCTATTTAATACATGGGAGAATCCTGGTGCTGCTACACCTACTCAATATCCAAATAGATGTCGCTATTCACAAATAGGTAATCCAACGGCAGTAGATGCTTGGTATGATGCTGCTAATGGCGTATATGGTAAAGGTGGATTTATTGATGCGCCTACGCAACAGGAGATTATATCTGTTCAAATATTCCGTGATCGTATGATCGTCTATTTTGAAAGAAGTACTTGGGAGCTTGTTTATACTAATAACGAGATACAACCATTCCGTTGGCAGAACATTAATATAGAATTAGGTAGCGAATCGACATTTAGTCTTATTCCACTGGATAAAGGGATTATTGGAATTGGCGCTGTTGGGATTCATGTAACGAATGGTATGAATGTAAATCGTATAGATAATAAAATACCTGACTATGTGTTTCAAATATCGAATACTAATTCAGGGCCACAAAGAGTTCAGGGTATAAGAGATTATCAGAATGAGCTTACCTATTGGGCAGTTCCTGTAGTAGATACGGTCAATCCTGATGTGAAATACCCTAATCAGATGTTAGTCTATAACTATAAGAATGATTCATGGGCAACATGGGATGATTCTATCACCGCTTTTGGATATATTAACTTTAATAACAATCTTTCATGGAGCCAATTGGTGAGTTATCCATGGGAAGATTGGGAAACACAGTGGAACGAAGGATCAAACCAAGCACGTATGATTCGCGTTGTTGCTGGTAACCAAGAGGGTTATACTTTCTATATGACCAGAGATGTTGGAAGATGCGCTGGTGTTTTACAGATTACACAGATATCAATAACAAGTGGTATAGCTACTATTACTGCTATGAATCATAATCTCACTAATCAGCAATGGATTCTTTTAGATTATATACAGGGTAGTGGAACGCTTTCACAGTTGAATGGTAATATCTTTAGAATATTGAGTACACCTACCGTTGATACATTTACGATAGAAGTTGCTGTTACAGGAACATATTCTGGAGGCGGTACTATTGCATTGGTTCCCCAAATAAGTTTAACTACAAAGCAATATAACTTCTTTTTAAACAAAGGGGTGAATTTTGCGGTAGATAAAATAGACTTCTTGGTCGATAGAACGGAATCTGGAGAAGTATCTATTAATATGATGCCAAGTACAGGTGGTAACACGAATGTAACTATTTTGGAGACAAAGCCTTACAATCCGGTATTTTATCCTTATGAACAGTATCAGCAGCAATTGTGGCACTCTATATATCCTAATGTATATGGCTCATTCATTCAGTTTAATATGACATGGAATCCTGATCAGATGGTAAAGAAGTCTATATCATTAGAAAGTTTTACATTACATTCAATGTTATTCTATGCAACAATGACTGATAATAGACTACAATAGACACTTGATACAGATTGCTGTATAGTTAAATAAAAAATTATATAGGAATCGGCATGAATAAAAAAAATTTACATAGAATAACTATTGATCTGCCGGCGAATCTTCATAAAGATATTAAAATTGCAGCAGCTCACTATGAAAGAAGTTTGAGAGATATAATAATAGAATCTATTAATCTTCATCCATATTTTTATAGGTCTGCAGTATCTATGGCATGGCCAGGTCCACTACTAAAAGATAGAGACCCTGATGAAAATGATATATATGAAGTTGGAACTATTTGGATGAATAGAAAGGACGATTTTAGAACTTTTATTAGTGAAGTAGTAAAAAATGGGAAATGTTTATGGAAAAAATATGAATAAAGAAATAGTACTATCATTAAAAAATTATTTTATTAAAACATTGTTAGAAAGAATAAGTGTTAATGATAATGCTTATGATATTAGACAATTCTTTTTTAGAAATGGATATCAGGAAATAGCTACTAAGTTAGAATTAGATAATTCTCCAGAAAATATTAATGCTATAAAAAGGATATTGCATTCTTTTGCCACAGAATACAAAAAATGGAATGAAGATACAAAAGGAAATCTGATTCAATTAACGGAATATGAAAATGAACATGAATCCATTTCAGTTGTAATTGGTCCTTATTTTTATAAAAATAAATTGATAGACAGTAGACTGCAATAAAGTACTAAGTGTTAAGTGTGTTTTACATTTGGACAGACTAAATGATAAGTGGATAAATGATGGAATGGATAAAGATAAATTCGATTGATGAACTTCCTAAAGATGGATCTAAATTTGTTGCATTATATTATGGTAAGCCGTTTATAGTACAGTATTATAAGATTATTAATAATGGCATTGATCAAGGAAACTATTTTTCTTTAATAGCGTATGATCGTCATGATGATTATGAAATTGATGAAGATTGTGATGAACATCAATTTACGCACTATTTATTGCTACCACCATTACCCTGATTTTAAAGTTTTACATTAGTAAAATTTGGTATTTTTTAGGATCAAAAAACGTGTCCGATAACGTATCTTATGTAAAAACAAGACTTTATTGGTCTTTTTTTTCACGATGAAAATGTTATTTGGATAAAGATAATATAACATAGTTAGAGAGAAAAAGATATGAAGACCATTTTTCCATTTTTTTTAAAAAATAAGAAGATAGTAAGTTTCTTCTATATATAGAAAAAAGAGAAAGTGCTCTTCTTTTTAGACTAGTCTAAAGTTTTTATGTTAAAACTGATACATTGATCTTGTATAATGACCATGCATATCTTATTGTTACCATGTATTTTAGCCATAGAAATGAAAAAGGGCTTGTCTGAAACATTCAACAAGCCCAAAAAATGCATGCTGCATTTACGGCATACATAAAAAAAGGAGTATTTAAAGTATATCAGTTTTTTAAATATTCCAACACAACATATGTCGTTGTGTATGCACTATAGTTCTTCAATGTTTTTATATTAACGTTTGTTAAATCTGCCCATATTTCTATATTATCGTTAGCGGTTCCTGATGCATAAGGTATAGGAATTCCATTGCCAGCAGCATCAGTTGCTGCACCATAGATCTTTGTCCATGACATAACACCAGCTGTTAACCCTTGTATGTTATGAGGTACATTGTATGTGCCAGCATTAGGCAATTCGCCAAAATTAACTACTAATCTATAGGCGTTACGAAATGGGGATTCTCCTTGATTGAAAGGAGCCTGTTTAAACCAGATCTGGCTATTGAGCAGTTCAGTGGTTATATAGTAAGCGGTCTCTTTTATATTGAGTACATTGGCTATGTTATTGTATTGCTGAGCACTCGAGATAATAAAACTCTTCATCTCAGGGTTAATTTTTTCAGCTTGTTGAAGAGATTCCGGATCATAAATGGATGTTAAAGGAAGAAAGACTCCAAAATCATTATTTACTGCCATAGACATCCTTCATATAAAATACTTGTGAAAAATTAGGGCTACGTATTATGCTAACACCGTACATTTTAAAATTCAAAATTGATGGGAGTATATCATTATGCCTTTTCCTGTAGCACTTGCAGCTGGAGCAGCAATTTCACTCGCTGGACTTATTGGCGGGTGGATCAGCAAATATAAACAGAATAAGAATATAAAGAAGGGTAACACTCCCGTTAAATACAGTGATGATGATATTAAAGTCATTCAGACGTTACCTGAACCATTGCAACGGATCGCTCTCAATTATGCTGATCAATTTGCAAAGAACCCCGATGAGTTCATAGGTAAATTCCCCTCACTCGATACACAGGCTATGGCTGATATTATTCAGCAGGATCTTCCTACAGGACAAGAACTTGGATTCGATGAACTCAAAGATTATACCCCTCAACTTATGCAAGATACTGAATTTGGGCCTATTGCAGACTTGGCACGTAAACAGTTCAGAGAAGAGACTGTTCCAGGTCTTGCAGAACAATTTGCTGGAGCCGGTGGACTCAATAGCTCAGCTCTTATAGGTCAACTTGGTAAAGCAGGATCAGATCTAGAATCTAAACTTGCAGCTATGAAATCTCAATACGGGCTAGAGCGTGCAGGAACTTTAGGATCGTTAGCTCAAGGACAACAGGCTTTAGGGTTAAATAGATCAAGAGATATTGCTACTTTGGGAATGGGATTGCGTAACCAACAGTTCGGACAAAGACATGATCTTGCTCAGCTCGGATTAGCTCAGAATCAACAAGAACTGGCACGACGAGGACAGGCACTCGGAACATTGGGTGATATGTATAGAAATAGCCAACGTAGTGTAGCTCAGTTAAAGAATGACGGTGGTGGATATGGTGATGTTACGCAAATAGGCGCTGGAATTATACGTAAAGCATTACCTGAATACTTAAAAGTTACTGGAGGAATGTAAGATGGCAAGAAAAAATTTTTTATATGACGCTATTAGCGAAGGACTTGGTGAAGGTTATAAATTAAGAGAAGAGCGGATGTCTCAGCTTGCCAAACAGAAACAGGATGAAGATGATCTGATTATTGAAAGAGCATTAGGAAGACAACGGAATGTTCCTGATTACGTTTTTGATATCAAAGACCCAAAACAAAGACAATTCTGGTTAGAGCAGCATTTAAAACCAAAATCTTTAGGTGATCATGTTTCAAGCATTGCAGATAAACTTTTTGGCACAGGAAGATCATCTCAAGGTATGAGTCAAAATCAGACACCAACCATTATTCGTGGTAACAATAATGAACCACTAGCGATTCAGGTTGGTGGTCAGATAGTACCTACAGATCAGATATCACCAGAAACAGTTAAGAATTTAGAGATGCTAGAGCAACAACAGGCTCAAGCCAATCAACATGAATCTAATTTTAAAACTAAAACCAGTAATTTACTTGCTGGATTAGGAACAAGAGCAGTTGGACTAGCTTCAGGAGGTGATACCGCTGCATTCGCTTTACAAGCTTTAAGAGGCCCTGAAAGGTTAAATCCAGAACAACGATTAGAGGGAATAGAGCGATGGAAGCAGGAATTACAAAATCGTGAACCCGGATCATATGAACATAGATCGGCGCAAGATATTTTAAGAAATCTTGAACGAGGCGATAGGGAAGAGGATGCATTAAATCTTATTCCGTCTACACAAACTTTAAAAAAAGGCCTATCAAAAGCAGTAAAAGGAACAGATGCTGAAAAATATGTAGCATCTCAAAATCCTACAGATGAAATATGGAACGAAGTAGGAGATGTAATAGGTGTCATCGCTAATCCTTTAAAAGGAGCTGCCTCTTCAGTTTTAAGTGGAGTTAATAGTGCAGACAAAACTAAAGATATAACGAAGAAAATAATCGGAAATATAACTAATATATCACCAGAAAAACTTCCTTCTATAGCAAAAAATATATTAAAAGCATCAGGAGTTGCCATTACAGGAAAAGCCGCAGGATGGCTTACAGAAGCATATACTGGTAGTGAGAAATTTGGTAAGAATGTTCAAAATGGAATATATTTAACATATAGTTTATTCCCTGGATTCACAAAAAGTTTGGGTAAAAAAGCATATAATGAATTCGACAATCAAGTGATTAATCCTGCTATTCAGCAAGGAAAGAAAGTCGATCTTAATCCATTAAGAGATCAATTAAGAGATACGGGATCATTAGGCAAAAAAATAGAGAGATTATCTCAACATTCACAAGCTGGATCATTTTTAAGAGATGAAAAATCTATCCTTCAAGATACACTTCAAGAAGCTGATGGCTTAATAAGTCCTGATGCTCTTTGGACTAATATTAAAGAAATGGGAGAACGATTGGCAAGTGGAAAAACTCCTGATCAAGCAAAAGGCATTTTAAAGGAAATGATCAAAATGCAGGAAGATGCACTTAAAAAGTTTAGCGATACTATTGTTCCTGAAGGGGGCAAATTATTAGAGAAAGCTAATGACTTTTGGAGAACATATCATGCAATTGATGATGCTAGACAAGTTGTGGCAGAAAATCTTAATCCAAGAAGTTTTAATGCTGGTGCAGCATTTTGGCTTAGTGGTGGTTATAAAGCACTTATGAAATTATCTATTGCTGAGTCCGCACGACAATTTGCAACAAAAATGATGCAAAGTCCAGCTGTTAGAGATGCTATGGGAAAACTTTTCAAAGCAAGTACTGCTCAAAATGCTGCATTAACTAAAAAAGCATTGGATGATCTACAATCTTCTTCTGATAAAGTTTTAGAAGGTTTACCTGCTAAAGATAGAGCTGAAATAATAAAGGCTCTTAAAGAATCTCAGCGAGCCCAAGAATCATAATTTGAACATCCATCAGAATGTCTATTTTCGGTATCATAACGATAACAGCATGTGGATTTTGGCATAACAATCCATAAAAAGATCCACATGCATATAAATTCAATTAATCCCATCTTTCTTCCTCTCATTATTAATATAGGCAACCAACGCTTCTATTACTAACTGCTTAACTGTAATTCCCTTCTTTATAGCTAATGTTTTTACATCAGAACGGAATCTCTCACTCACTTCTACTATTAACTGCTTTTTGTCTGTTATCATATCTTTCTTTCTGTAATAATTGCTGCCTATAAATATAAGAATATAAGAATATAAACCATATGTCAATAATAATTTGCTTTTGGATGGGAGTCATGTTTTTGTGGGGAAAATGTTTATCACAAGGATTGTATTCCGAAGGGGATTATTATGGCAATCAGTCATTCCAAAGTTGAATATGTATATGGTGTGGGACAGGCTCTTATTCAGCTGCCGCCAGCACCTATCATCGCTCAAAGAGCGCCTACGTCTAAAGATTTAGCTCAATTGGGCACCATATGGGTAGATGTTCCTAACTCTACTATATATATGCTTGCTAGCATAACTTCTAATGTTCCTAATTGGACAACATCACCAGGTTCTGGTGTGGGAACATTTACCGCTGTAACCGTAGACCCAGGTGATCTGACCGTTACAACTGGAGATCTCATAGTATCTACTGGTAATGTTGATATTTCTGCTGGTAATTTAACGGTAGGAGGAGATCTTACGCTTGGTGGATCTATTAACCTTGCAGATTTAACTGTCACAAGTACTCAACCTATTCTTCTTGAAACAAGTGACAATACTGATGCTGCTATCTATATCATTGCTGATGGTGGTGCCAATGAAGATATTACTATTTGGAGTAAGCAGGGTACCAGTGATGATTCTGTTCTTTTAAGATCTGATGCTGGCGGCGTTGCTTTTTTCTCTGGACGCGGATCAGGAGCTGCTGATATTTCTCTTACTGCAGCTAGTGGTGGCCAAGTTCTTATTCATGGTGTTTTAGGAAATGTTCTTATTGAAGGCAGTGGTGCTTCCGCTGATGCTATTAATTTAACTAGTGGCGGTGGTATTGTCGCATCTTCTACAGCTCAAGATATATCATTCACTTCTGCTGCTGGATCTATCAATCTAACAGCTACAGAATCAGTTGCTGATGCTATTGTTATTTCAGCTTCAGGTGCTGCTGGTGGTATCATACTAGAAGCTGGATCAGCAGGTATATCTATTGGCGATCAAGCTGATTGTTCTGTGCTCGATATTGGTAATTTAACTCCAACCTCTTCAAGAACAACAACCATTGCTGGTGGAACAGTAACGACTGCTGTTACTGATTTAGTTGAAATTGCTGCTGATGGTGCAACAACAAATGCTGCCGCCATAAAGAGAGCTGATCTTTGTGCAGGCAACGTAACTACTGGTCAATCTATTGTTAATATTAATAGCGGTACTGCTGCTTCTGGCACATCCACTGTTAATATATCAACAGGAACTGGCGGTGGAACCAAAGTGGTCAATTGTGGTAATGCTGATGGATTAACAACAGTTAATATTGATGGTATTACTCTTATAAATGATAGTGTTAACGTAAACACCTCTATCAATACCGGAACAAGTACTGGTGCAATCAGTATTGGTAATGCATTGTCTGGAGCTATTGCTATTTCAGGTGGTGCCGCAGTAGATATTGATGCTGTTGGTGCATTATCATTAAATAGCTCTACTGATGCCATTAATATAGGTAACGACGCTGTTGCTCAAGCTGTTAACATAGCTACAGGAGCTGCTGCTCGTGTTATTACAGTCGGCAATGCAGCATCTGATGCTATTGCTGTAGTTGGTGGATCAACCCTAGACCTTGATGCTGCTGGAGCTCTATCATTAAATAGTTCAGCTGCCGCTATCAACATAGGTAATGATGCTGTAGCTCAAGCTATTAATGTTGGTACAGGTGCTGCCGCTCGTACGCTTACTGTTGGTAATGTAACTGGCGCAACTGCTGTTAACGTTAATGCTGGAACAGGCGGAATAAACTTATCGAGTGCTGGCATTGTAACTATTGATGCCGCAACAGATACACAAGCTTCTCCAACTGCGGCTTCAACACTCAACGTCAATGTTGGAAGTGCAACGTTTACAGGATTCACTACAGCTTCAGCTGCTTCTCAAGAGTTCACCATTACTAACTCATTAGTAACGACCTCTTCAGTAATATTAGCAACAGTATGCAATGAAGGTGCTAACGATGCTCAGATGACCGTTACACGCATAAAACGTGCTGCAGGATCATTTGTTGTCACTGTTAAGAATAATGGGGCTGCTGCGCTCGGCGGAAATATAACTATTACCTTTTTTGTGCTAGGTTAAATTTAATTTTAACCCATAAAAGACGTTCATCGTCAAAAGGATATATCTATGGAAATTACATTGAAATCACTGGTCTCTTTTGAAGTTACTAAGGAAGATAGACGTTATGAGTTTGTTTTCCCTAATACCGCACCTGCTGGAGAGTGTCATGATGTTCTTTTTGAGTTCTTGTCTGAAGTGGCCAAAAGAGCTAATGAGAATATTAAGAATCTACAAAGCAAACAAGCAGCTGTAGAGGAAAAGTAATATGAAAAATATGGTATATGCACTACCGTTGATTGAAGTAGATGTTGAAGAATTATCTAAAGCCTACTCAGGATTTCTGGTTGCCTCTATAGCATGTATCTCTTCAGTTCATATTACCAATGAAAGTAATATCCCCGTCATTGTGAGCTTTGACGGGGCTCAAGATCATGATATAGTCTCAGCTAAATCACGAATAGATATAGACTTTCCTGATAGTAATAAAGGTTTTTTAAGAATGGATGGCTATTATCTAAAAGCAGAATCTTCAGGTTCTGGGAAAGTATATATAGCTACCTATGCATTCCATATGGGAGTATAATATGGCAAGTAACGCAATAGCAGTCAGAGCGTATCCAATTCCATTGCAATCAATGGCTTTTGGAAGTATAACAGGATCATATACCATAATATCATCTACAGGATTACCCTATCCATGTAGAATTTTGAATTTTCAGAATGCAACAAATGCACCAATCTATATATCATTTGATGGAGTAAATGATCATATCTATTTAGCTGCAGAATCATTCCAACTGTTTGATTTTGGAACTAATAGAGGTGAGCGCGCATCTGAATTATCAGTCAGTCAAGGAACTAAATTTTTCGTGAAATTTGCATCTGCTCCTACTTCAGGATTAGTTGCTGTTTCAGGATTCTACGCCCAATACTAGGAGATACTATGTCACAAAGTGGTGCTTTATCTGCCGCAGGTGGGGGCGGAACAGATCTTTTAGAACTCACCGGTGATACCGGAGGGGTTATTAGTCCTGATATTAATGGGAATATTAATATCATTGGCCAATCAGGAGTTATTACAGTTGATGGTAATCCAGGAACCAATACCCTAACTATTAATATAGATGGAACTTCTCAGTTCTCGGTTCAGACTACCGATGCTACACCAACATTATTAGCAACAGTGCCCGTTGCTGCTAATGAAGCTGTAACAGTAAGCATAAGTGTTATTGCCCCTCAGAGTACTTATGCAACAGCTATAGGGGGAAATCTTACCGTTGTTGCACGTAATAGTGGTGGCGGAACAGCTATAGTCGGTAACCAAGGAAATCTTCTTTTTGATTCCGGAGGAGCTCCCGCTATGACTTTTGCCGGAGCCGGAACAAATCTTAATATTTATGTAACCGGCGTTGTCGCAATGACCTATAATTGGTTGGCAACATTACGTGTTATTTATAACTAGGAGAGAGAATGGCACAATCGTTAATTACTAAATCAGGTCCTAATGGACCATTTGTTTATATTGAAAATAATATTGCAAACTCATTAGCCTTTGGTGCTGATGATGCTAATGCAGTATACACACTCAATACATCAGCAGTCTATAACGTAGTACCTGATGAAACAACGGCTAATATCATCTTTGACCCAACTGCTAATGGAAATCTTACATTCAGACCAAATGGATCTGGAAAGATAAATGCATTGAATGTTGCCAGTGGTGTTGTAGCCAATAAGAACTATGTAACCATAAATACCGTTACAGGAGAGCTTGGATCTGATTCAGGTGCAACAAATTTTGTCTGGACGGTAACTACGGTAGATGCGAATGCTGTTGCAAGCAATGGTTATATAGCCAATAAAGCAGGTCTCTTGACCATGACATTGCCAGCAACAAGTGCAATTGGTGATATCATTAAAATAACAGGAATAAATACAGCAGTCGGTTGGCGCATAGCTCAGAATGCCAATCAGCAGATATTCTTTGGTTCTTCATCAACTACTGTTGGTGTGGCAGGAAGCATAACATCAACAGCAATAAGAGATTCTCTTGAAATTGTCTGTGTTGTTGCCGGTGCAAGTTCTAATTGGAATGTCATCAATGCCGTTGGAAACTTAACTGTAGTTTAAAAGGAGAATACATGGCACAGCAATTAAGCACGAATACATTTACCGTTGCTAAATTTGTAGTATCGCCAAACGCTACACAGGGAACACATACAACTATTCAAGCAGCTATTGATGCTGCTTCTTCTGGCGATAATATTTTTGTACGCGGTGGAACCTATACAGAGAACTTAACTTTAAAAGCAGGAGTTACTTTATCAGCACCCTCTGGCGCTGAAAGAACTCCTATGGTAACTATTATTGGTAATGCGACATTTAGCGCAGCTGGAACTGTTGTTATATCCGATATGCGCCTTCAGACAAACTCTGATTTTTGTATATCTGTAACTGGTGTTGCAGCATCTATATTAAAATTATCAAACTGTTATATTAATGCTACAAATAATACTGCAATATCATTTACAAGTTCAAGTGCATCATCTCAGATATTAATAGCACAATCTATTATTGATTTAGGCACAACTGGAATAGCAATGCATTCTATGAGTAGTCCTGGAACAATGGAATATAGATATTGTAATACTACTAATAGCGGAGGAAGCTCAACGAGTGCTTCAAATTCAGCAGGCGTAGTCAAATATTTTTATACTAATTTATTGAGTCCTATATCAACAACAGGATCTGGTAGTTTCCAAAATATCTATAGCCAAATAGATACTTCTGCACAAAATGCAACATGTATATCGGTAGCCGGTAATGGAACTTCTACTACCAATTATAATCTATATGCTTCTGGAACTGCTACAGCTATATCGGTTAGTGGAACTCATACATTAAGATTGATAAGATCAGTCGTTAGTAGCTCTAACGTTAATGCTATATCTGTTTCTGGCGGCGGGTCTTTAAGTACAGGATTTGTTACTTTTACTGGTACTTCATCTGGTATTAGTGGAGCATCTTCAGTTACTACTGTCGCAGGACATTATATAACTGGTACTGCAATTAACATCTCAAATGATGCTACTGCGTCTACGATTAATATTGGTACTGGAGCAGCTGCTAAAACAGTAACTGTTGGTAGTACTAATACAACATCAAGTCTTGCATTAAAATATGGCACATCAGACTTTTCATTGGCTTCGGCTACAGGAAATATAATGGTGGCACAAGATACTGGCGAGATAAATTATCCATTACAGCCAGCATTCTTTGCATATGCACCAAATCAGATAAATAATATAACTGGAAACGGGACTATTTATACATTAGGAACTACCGCCTTGACTGAAGTGTTTGATCAAAATGGTGATATGAACACTAATGGAACATTTACTGCACCAATAACAGGTAGATATAATCTTTCAGGACAGATACTTATTATAGGTTGTACCATAGCAACTACTGCAAATATTAGAATTACAACAAGTAATAGGACTTATTTCACTCAATATGCAAGAGCTGCTGGCAATCAAAATATTACTGCTTCAGAATGTACTATTACAGATATGGATGCTGGAGACACCGCAACAGTGAGTATACAAGTTACCGGAGAAGCTGGAGATACAGATGATCTATCTGGCGGATCAGGTGGGGGCCCAGATTGTTGGTTTTCAGGATTCTTAGTCTGTTAAAGGATAATTATGGCAAAAACAAATAGTCTCAATAATAGTAGTGCCCCATTTACAATTGACCCAAGTTCAGCTTCAGATACATATATTAAATATGAAATTAGTAGTGTTTCTAAATTTACTACAGGCGTTGATAATACTAACTCTTCATATCATATATCTTCAGGAGGAACATTAGGAACAAATGATGCACTTACTATAACTTCAGGTGGTCAAATAACTAAACCATTACAGTCTGCTTTTTTGACTATTGTGAATACTACTATCGCCAATGTTACAGGAAATGACACAGAATATACGATTGCATGGGATACAGAGATATTTGATCAGAATAATGATCTTTCTGGGTCTACATTTACAGCACCAGTTTCTGGTAGATATTCTTTTGAATCTGGCGTTTTAGGTGGAGGTATAGCATTAGCAATGAATAATTCTGGATTTTCTATTACTACATCTAATCGTACATATTATATGCAGGTCAACTGTGGTAATCCACGAGTAGCTGCAAGTGGTAACTTTTCTTTTTATACAACAGTTCTTGGGGATATGGATGCTGGAGATACCGCTGTAGTAAAATTAAATGTAATTGGAGGTGCTCAAGTGGTTGATGTTTTGGGTAGTGGTAGTAGTGCAACTGTTTATTCATGGTTCTCAGGAAATCTGGAGATATAATGAAAACGAATAGTCTCAATAATAGTAGTGCTCCATTTACAATTGACCCAGGGTCTTCTGCTGATACGTATACTAAATACAGTATTAATGGAACAGATAAGATAACTGAAGGGGTTGTTCAGTCAACGGGAAGTTATCATATATCTTCAGGAGGAACATTAGGAACAAACAGTAGATTTATTGCTCTAAGTACTGGTGAATCTACAGAGCCTATACAGTCTGCTTTTAGTACGGTTCTTGCAGCAACTGCAAGTAATGTGACAGGAGATGGGACAGTCTACACTGTTGCATGGGACACAGAGATATTTGATCAGAATGGAGATCTTTCGGGCTCCACATTTACAGCACCAGTTTCTGGTAAGTATAGAATTAATGGTAGTCCATGGGTTGATAATGTAACGGCTGGATTATTTAATGAAGCAGTAAGTACTATAACAACGAGTAATAGGACATTTAATGGATGTATTTGGGATGCTTATGAGATGGCTGGAGCTCTTTCGTCTGATGGTCAAACTACATATAGACTGACAGCATTGACTGATATGGATGCGGGTGATACATGTACAATAACGATTACCATATCAGGATCAACTAAGACAATTAATGTTTCATCGGTGAGTACGACTACTCCACGCGGGTATTTTATGGGAAGTTTAATTTGTTAAAAGGATTGCAATCCGAAGGATAATTTATGAAAATTTCAGTAAACAACAAAGAGTTATTCAGTCTTTCTGAAGTACAAAAAAGAGTTATATGCAATGATATACATGCGGACATATTAGATTCTGATTTGGAAAGAAGATTACAGTGGGTCCTTATGCATAAGTATGAACAATGTATGAAGCGACTTCGTGATGAATGGATGCCTAAATTAAAGGGAAGAGTTGAATCTGTTCCTCTTGATGATGATGCATTTGCTCAGTTGGTATTTTCTCAACAAGATTATAAAGATAGAAAAGGTAGAGAATTACATTCTATCTAGGAGTTGATCTATGGCAACAAGATTGCGTGGATTGAATCCACTCTCTTATGTAGGGGTTGACCCCGTCAACCCTACTCAAGCGGTTATTTACAAAAGAAATCCCACCATAAACGATTACAGTAATTTTACACTTCAATGCCAATGGCTTAACTCAGAGACTCAACAGTTGTGGGTATTAGTAAGCCAAGAGGGTGGTCAAGGTACTTGGAAAGAGATAACTAGTGGTGGTGGAGGCGGAATTCAGACGATTGAAGGAGATCTTGGAGGACCAGTTCCTGGAGACCCAAGTAATAATATTGAACTTCACGGAGGTGGACATTATGTGTTTACCGGCAATCCTGGAGCCAATCTTATTACATTATCAGATGATGGAACGATATCTTATAGCTATACAGCAGATGTTGGTACAGCAGCGCCGAGCGCCAATAATCTTAATATTATTGGATCTGGAGCTATTAGTACGTCTGGCGCTGGAGATACCATTACAATATCGGCAGCGGGGACGGTTGCTGTTCAGATTGATGCAGATAGTGGTTCGGCTACACCTATAGCTGGAATACTGAATGTTTTTGGTGGTGATAATATAACCACATCAGCAGCAGGCAATACGGTTACGGCATCAGTTTCTGGAACGACTGATAATGCAGTTCAGGTCGGTAATGCATTAGGTAGTTTAACATCATTGCCGTTGGGTACTGATGGTCAGATTGTTATTGGAGCTACAGGAGCAACGCCTCTATTTGCTGATTTAACATCAACAGATTTGAGTGTGACTATTACGCCAGGGCCAAATACATTGGATCTTTCGGTAGCAGGTGCAGGGCCTGGAGTTACCACTATTCAGACGGATGCTGGCAATGCTTCACCAGCAGCTGGAACGCTGAATGTGTATGGAGATTCGTCTCATATTCAGACTACTGGTGCCGGCAACACAGTTACAGCAGAGCTTTATGGATTTACTGATCATGCACCTGTTGTTGGTAATGCATCAGGATCATTAGATAGTCTGTTGCCTATGACAACTGGTCAGTTAATGATTGGTGTGACTGGTGCAATTCCCAATCTGGCTAAGCTTACTGCGGGTTCTAATATTACGATTGATGATGTGAGTATTCCTGGGGAGATTACTATAAGTTCTACGGGCGGTGGTGGTGGTGGAATAATTACAACCACATTTACCTCTTCGGACGTATGGGTACCTCATGCAGATACTGAATATGTCTATGTACAAATATGGTCAGGTGGCGGAGGAGGAGCTTCTGGAACTTCTGGAAATGGATCGCCCTCATCAACGGGAGTTGGTGGGTGTGGTGGATCGTGTATTGGAGCATCATTCTATCTATTGCCAAGATCAAGTTTTGGAGCAAATGCGACAGTTACTATTGGGGCTGGCGGGTCTGGTGGAGTTGGAGTGACGAGTGCTGGAACTGGATTATATGGTAATGATGGAGCTACGGGATCGGTATCATCTGTTGATGATTTAGTTGGTGGATTACCTGGGCAGAGTGTTATTACTACATTAAGCGCTGCATCACCAACATTTACAGCTCTTGATGTTGGAGGAGCGGGAGGGAGCCCTTCAGGCTCATTCCCTGTGACGCCACCAGGAGCAGTATTTAACAACACAGCGCCATTTTTATTTCTTTCTGCAGGGGGTATGGCCAATGGTCTATCTTCGGTAGATAGAGGTGGCGGGCAGCCTAACGGATTTAATGAATATAATGTTCGCCCCTATCTTTTGAGTTATGGAGGAAGCTATTACTTTACGCCAACATTGGCCGGTTCGCCAACGAGTGGTGGAGGCGGAGGCTCTCTATTGAGTGCAGTATCGTATGCAGGAGGAAGAGGTGGTGGTATCTGGAGTCAGTCAGGATCGTATGCTGTTACAGGAGCGGCTGGATCTGCTGCTTCATCTGGATTGCCTGGAACTGATGGCTCTGATGCATCTACTGTTGCAGCCAATGGGATATTTTCAGGAGGCCTTGGTGGTGGCGGTGGTTGTAATTCAGGAGTTAACACCAATGGAACTCGTGGGGGCCATGGTGGATTCCCTGGGGGTGGTGGTGCTGGCGGAGGCGGTTGTTCTCTAGGTCATACATCAGGAGATGGTGGAGATGGTGCCGATGGTATGGTTGTTATTTATGAGTTTCTTTCATCCGGTGGTGGAGCGGCTCAGCAAATAGTAGGAATGGCAAGCCATAATATAAACTCTACAATTTTACCTAGTTATGTTTCACTATTTGGAGATAGCAGCACAGATCAAGTGGATAGACAATATACAATGCCAATTTCAGGAACATTTAGCGACCTCTACTTCAATATAGGGACAAACAGTGCTACTAATACCAATACTCTCATTTTAAATAAGAATGGCGTAAATACGGCTATGGGAGTGAGTTATTTAGCTGGTGCAACCGGAGTATTTAGTGATCTTGTAAATACAGTTTCTGTAAGTATTGGTGATACAGTTCAATTTGAAGCATCACTGGCTATTACGGGAGCTATTAGGGGCACTATATCTATTAAATTTACCCCTTCATAAGGAATACATATGAAAAACTCGCATGCAATAATTGATAGCAAAACTTGTCTTGTACGAAATGTGGTTATCTGGGATGGGGGAAGATGGCTTCCGCCTCTAGATCATTTCGTGGTGAATGATTGTGATGGACAAATTGGTGATTACTGGGATAGGGATAGCAACATCTTCTATACTAAGAAGTTGAAAAGAAGAATAAGAATTGAGGATAAAGTTGGTGAGGCTGATCTTACTGAAGAAGAGAAGAATAGAATACTTCCTATATTGACTAAAGTGTATGGTGTGCAAGAATAGATTCTCATCATCATTCTTTTCTCATTCAAAAGGGGCTCTTGTTAAAGGAGCCCCTTTTGTTAGTGCAGTGTCACCAAAATGACAGCTGTGCTTAAGACGTTTTATTATCACAATGATTGCATGTTATTATAGGAGTAACACCATTGGTAGTTATACTCATTTTTCCATTACATCTACCGCAATCAATACTTACTTTTTTACATTTTAATGCATAGTATCCTTCGCCCAGATTTTCTATGACGATATTATCTTCCCAATCTCTTTTAGTTCCAAAGTATAATCCGATAGTGAATCCACTTAATACAAACATGATACAATGGAACAATGGGTACACGTCAAAAAACATAGGTTAACCTTTAAAATTCTTTATGTATGATTTAACACTATTGTAAGAGCTTGCTGGAAGTTCATTAAGATCTGTTATCTTGTTGAATGAGAGTATATTTTGATAACATTTCTTTGGATCAGAGCATCCCTTTATGAGATCTTGAAGTTCTAGAACCTGATCTTTGAAGATATTTGGGCCTGAAGATTTACCACTATCATAGTTACCATCATCATCTTCTTCGCCAGAGACGCCAAGCATGCCTTTTAACGCATATCTTTCCATGTAGGTCATATAAGACCCTACTCCTTGAGAATCTTGCTTTGTAGGCGAAATTGGAATCATTCCTTTCATCCATTGACCAGTCTTGATATGAGTAAAGATAGTGAGTTCGACAAGCTGGCCTTCATATAGCCATGGAATATGTGCCCAGGTAACGCCATACTTTCTTAAAGCTGGGCCACAAGCACGCTCATAATCTTCATACTTAGCGTAATGTGATTTGAAATGGCTATTGTATCCTGATTTAGTAATGGGTAAGAACTCATTTTTAGCTTTGAGCAATGCTTCCATGAGATCTTTGAACTCTGCGCTAAACATTTCCATACTTGCATGTTCCATGATTATCCTTTGAGTGGTCTATAAATTCCCCCCCGGCTTTCGCCGGAGGGCATATCACCCACTACTAAATGAAGTCATATGTTTGTTTCGTTATTATCCATAAAAAAACAAATACTTTAGTCACCATCTTGTGGATTTTTAACTTTTTGTGAAAATATTTTTTTCTTGATTAAATCGAGTTCTATGCGAATGTCAGTAACTTGAGAATCTAATGATCTGATCGTGGTATTCTCAAAGCCGAAGAGTCTATCTTCTAGTGATTTTATTTCTTTTTTTATGGA